GTTTTACGATAATTTCAGGAGACATGTTTTTTATTTTTTCAATGAGATTGTCAAATGTTTTTTCTTCTACAACGAAGACACTAAAGTCTTTTCTTTTTGTTCCCAATAGCGTATGATCTGGAATATATAGAACACATGCTCTGGGTGGAAGACAATTCCAATCAAAGAGAGTTAAAAGAAGTCTTGGTACGTCTTTTTTCAAACTAAATACATGAACCGTTTGCGTACCATTCTTTTTATTCGCTACAATACTTGTGGCTTTCGATTCAAATTTATGAATTGTGTCATCTTCTTCATACATCGTAATGTCTACACGGCGCCGATAATTCAATTTCGGGTTTTCTTTTACAATAAGATCTTTTGTGATGATCCCAAATTCCTGAGCCGACCGAATAATATTCGACTGAACGACACCTGCTTCCACTATTTTAAGTTTATTATAAAGTTCAATCGCAAATTCGAGTGCGAGTAATTCTCCAAAATGTCCGGTGACACCCATGTGTGTCATAACCGGTACGAGCGACGGGTGATTTTGTTTTATACGATTGTATTTGTCAATGACGGTCTTGTAAAATTCACTTTCTTCATTTATAAGTCGTATCTTGTGTTTGATGTCTTTTATAATAACTGCGTCCATTTGTACTATTTTTTAGAAATACGAATTCAATTTTTTATAGATTTCGATATAAAAATAATAGAGGTTTTTTGTAAAAAGTTAAGCAAGGCCACTCAATTTGAATATGCGAGACCACCCATGCCAGACATGACACGGAGGACGTTGTAGTTGACCGCGTAGACACGGATGCGCGAGGCACGCACGGTAGTGGTGACGTTGAGGACGGCGGAGTCAATGCGGGAGAAATTGAGGGTGCCTGATGGTTGGTGTTCCTCGGGCTTGAGGGCGAATGAATAAACGTTGATGCCCTTGTTGGTCGGAACGTTGGTGTGGTGTTGGAAGGGTTGTACCATGTTGAAGTACTTGCCTTGGCGCTCGGCAAAGCGATCGTGGCCGTTGAGCTGGAGCTTGGCGGCGACGGTGTAGTTGCCACCTGTGTACATAGTGGTGCCAATACCAATGGTACCGGTGGTGCCAACACCAACGGGACCATCGACGAAATCAGCAAACTTGTCTGAGCCGTTTTGCATAACCCAGACAAGCTCCTTAACCGGGTGGTTAAAGTTGAGCTTGACCTTGCTGCTAGTGCCGCTGATGTTCTCCTCACCGGTGAATTGGAGTTGTTCAATGAGGTACTCGTGTGAGAGCTGGGCGAAGCGGCGGCGCTCATCGGTGTCGAGGAAGACGTAATCGACCCAGAGGGCTGAAGTGCCGAGGGCGCCCGTGGAAGTAATGCCGGCATCGGCAGCGGCGGCGAATTCAATATTGACCTTGACCTCATGGTATTGCAGGGCGATGAGCGGAAGGGCGAGACCCGGATTGCGGCAGAACCAGAACTCGAGGGGGACGTAGAGGGTCGTGTCGGTTGATGTTACATCGTGTTCTGGGGAATAGCCAACCATTGACTTGAAACCCGCCTGCTTGCCGGTGGGGAGCGAGAGCTCGTTCCAGATGTACATCCAGTCACCGTATTGCTTGTCGATGCGTTGGCCACCAATCTCGAGCTCGACGCTCTTGACGAGGGCGAGACCAACATAGGTTTCCTTGGAAAATGAAGCAAGCGGGATGTTTACCTGGAGGTACATGCGGTGGATAAGATCGCCATTGCGGGAGATCTGGCAAGTGACACGGCGGCCGAAATCGGCGTTGCCATTGAAAGTTTGTTCGATGGATTCCATCGAGAAGTTGGTGTGGCGGCGGTAAGCGACCTTGAAGAAAGTGATTTGGGGGTTGCCTGAAAGATAGACATCTTGGGCACCGTAAGCTACGAGTTGTAAAAGACCGCCTCCCATTTTTATGTTCTATATTAAGTTGAGAAAAAAATTTTATAGAACGCAGATATTTCTCCGGGATTTTAGTGTCTATCTCGTTTTGCACAATTTGCAAATGAAAATAACTGTTTATGAATTATAATTGTTCTCAGAACTACGGTGTATAAAAAAGCAAAAATAAGTTAAGCAAGGCCACCTAATTTGAATATGCTAAACCGCCCATACCAGACATGACGCGGAGGACGTTGTAGTTGACGGCATAGACGCGGATCTTGGAGGGGTTAAGGTACGCGGCCGATTTGCTCATCGCCTTTACACTGAGGATAGCGGAGTCAATGCGGGAGAAATTGAGGGTTCCCGATGGTTGGTGTTCCTCTGGCTTGAGGGCGAATGAATAAACATTGATGCCCTTGTTCGACGGAACATTGGTGTGGTGTTGGAATGGTTGTACACGGTTGAAGTACTTGCCTTCACGGACGGCAAAGCGGTCGTGGCCGTTGAGCTGGATGTTGGCAGACTCGGTTAAGTTCATGCCGGTGCGAACGTAGCCGTTTGATACGGCGGCGGTCGAACCAGAGTTAGCCTTCGAGCCCGAATCATCATAGCAGCCGAAGGGTGAAGCGGATTGCTGCATGACCCAGACAAGCTCTTTTACCGGGTGGTTGAAGTTGAGCTTGATCTTGTTTGATGAACCCGCGACGTTCTCCTCACCGGTGAATTGGAGTTGCTCGATGAGGTACTCGTGTGAGAGCTGGGCGAAGCGGCGGCGCTCATCAGTGTCGAGGAAAACGTAATCGACCCAGAGGGCGGCGACGGTCATCTTCGGGGCCTCTGAAGAGGTGTAAGTGAATGTATTATCCTCATCGGCAGGATCGGTGTATTTAACTTTTACCGCAGTAATACCGGCATCGGCAGCGGCGGCGAACTCGAGATTGACCTTGACCTCATGGTATTGCAGGGCGATGAGAGGAAGAGCGAGACCCGGATTGCGGCAGAACCAGAATTCGAGGGGAACGTAGAGAGTCGTCGCTGGTAGGGTAGCGACGTAAGTGTTTGCTAGATCTTGCACATCATCTATTTCGTTGGCATTCGTCTGTTCATCAGAAGTCTGAGTTTTACCAAGATTAAAACCATCGCCACCGACCATGTCGTCAAAGCCCTCCTTCTTGCCACTGGGGAGCGTGAGTTCGTTCCAGATGTACATCCAGTCGCCGTATTGCTTGTCGATGCGTTGGCCACCAATCTCGAGCTCGACGCTCTTAATGAGGGCGAGACCGGCATATGAGCCTTCAACGGCCATACCATCCTTTAGCGAGACTTGGAGGTACATGCGGTGGATGAGATCGCCGTTGCGGGAGATTTGGCAGGTTACACGGCGACCGAAGTTCGCAACACCGTTAAAAGTTTGTTCGATGGATTCCATCGAGAAGTTGGTGTGGCGGCGGTAAGCGACCTTGAAGAAAGTGATTTGGGGGTTGCCCGAAAGATAGACATCTTGGGCACCGTAAGCTACGAGTTGTAAAAGACCTCCGCCCATTTTTATGTTCTATAAAATACATGAGAAAAAATTTAAACCGCATAAGCTAATCCCGCCGTTCCTGCCATTATCCGCAAAACATTGTAATTCTTTGCATAAAACCGCACACGACTTGCTCTATTTACTAGAGACGGATTTGAAGAAATTTGATTTCCCCATTTATCTGTTGTATATTGGATCTGACCATCATCATCTAGTTTATCTTCTTTGAATCCTCTATTATCAATTTCCATTTTCATTACAACCGAATCTAATCGTGAAAAATTTAAACTGCCACTCGGCTGATGCTCCTCTGGTTTTAAAGCGAACGAATATATATGGATACCACTACTACTTGGTATATTTGTATGATGCTGAAATGGTTGGATAAGAGTGAAGTATTCGGCTTCTCTTTCTGTAAAACGATCATTGCCATTTAATTGTAGCTTTGCGGTTTTCATGATACTCGCACACTTGTAGTTAAAAATGTCGTTATTATTTGTATAATTAAACCATTGATTTTGCTGTATATTTTCTTCATATTGAAACACCCAATAAATCTCTTTGACAGGATTTGTAAATTTTAGATTAATAGATACATTTACCAAATTGGCATCTATTTTTTCTTCACCATTCGCTTGCACTTGTTCGATAAGATATTCGTGTTTCGATTGACTAAACCGGCGCCGTTCATCAACATCTAAAAAAATATAATCTATCCATAGAACTGTTTCTCCAAGCGTTTTATAAGAAGGTATCTCATACTTATTTGCTGGATTATTAAAGGTGTTCTCTCTATGGAGTTGCTTTAGATCTCGAAATTCAATATTTAATTTTACACTGTCATATTGTAAAGCAATAAGGGGTAATGCCAAGCCGTGGTTTTGACAAAACCAAAATTCAAAAGGGATAAATAATTTTGTTTCTGGAGATTCTGGGTAAGGAACAAGCTCAAATGTGCCTACATCTTCTGGAGGAATACAATAACCTGTCATTTTATTGTACCCGTCCAATTTATTTTTATGCAAAGACAATTCGTTCCATATATGCATCCATTCTCCATACTGTCTGTCGATGAGTTGCCCACCGATTTCAATATCGACTGATTTTATCAATGCTAATCCAACACGCCTTGCCCATCTGTAATTTTTAATTGTGCTCGTAACTGCGTTACCATTCCTATCATACTCACTCGCCTCATTTTTCAATTCAGGCAATGTAACCTGTAAGTATATTCGATGTATCAAATCTCCATGGCGTGGTATTTCACAAGTTACTTTTTTTCCAAAATTAGGGTCGCTATTAAAAGGTAGCCGAATTGACTCCATAGCAAAGTTCGTATGTCGCCTATATACGAGCTTAAAAAAAGTAACCTGGGGATTACTACTTAAAAAAGTATCTTGTACGCCATACGCTACAAGTTGTAAAAGACCACCTGCCATAACTACTTTTGTATATTATACTTAGTAAAGAAATTTACTTTTAGATGGGTTTTTTACAAAGGTTTAAACAAATATCTTCAAAACACATATAATGTTTAAAGAGAAATCATCTAAAAAAAGATTAACCGTTATCGAAGGTTCTAAAGATTGTGGAACATTGGGTGTAAAACATCAATTGATGATTTTACAAATTCAAAAAGATGAAGAAGAAAAAGAATCGTTGAAAAAGAAACACTCTCATTATACTATTGAATTGGTAAAATGGAAAAATCGAATACACGAAATGCATACCCAAAATTTGAAAGACACAGGTGAATATAATAACGCATGGACGTCCAACTTACACTATAGTGATCGTTTAAGACAAATCGAAAAAACAATAAAAACAAACTATTCTGAAAATAAAGAAGTTACCTATTATGAAAATACGGCAAACATACTTTTCGAATACTATGATTTGATAGAAAACCAGGAATCGATGGCAGCAAGTACCATCGAACCCTTAAAGCTCAAAAATACAAATCAAAAAAGTATATTGGAGGCTTTTATGGTAAAGGAAGAAGAAGAACCGATCAGTGAAAAAATCGTAGAGGAGAACAATGTCACTACAAATAAATCGACACTTGTCGAAAAATACATGTTAATTATGGATTCGAATTACATAAAACCTATAAGTTCTCCAGTTGTCGGTTCCTGTAATAACTGTAATATTGAGCTTACGATCATAATACAGGAGGGCATGATGATATGCCCTACTTGCGGTTATCAGGAGTTGATGTTGGTAGAACAGAACAGGCCAATATATCGACAATCGAATAAGGAGGCGTCTAACCAAAGTTACAAAAGGGTAAATCATTTTAACGAGTGGATCAGTCAAATTCAAGGGAAGGAAAGTACAGAAATACCGGAGGAGATATTTGAGAAGATACTTTCCGAAATCAAAAAAGAACAGATTAAAGATACGATGAAGCTTTCTTACAACAAGATGCGAGAAATCTTAAAAAAATTAAAATTCAATAAATATTACGAACATATTTATTACATCATTTATCGATTAAATGGCATATCGCCTCCAAATTTCAGTCCCGAACTCGAAGAAAAATTGCGAAATATGTTTAAAGAGATCCAGGGGCCTTTTTTAAAGCACTGTCCCGATAAACGAAAGAACTTTTTGTCCTATTCGTACGTCCTATTCAAATTCTGTCAGTTATTAGAAAAGGATGAATATCTAAAGCATTTTTCGCTATTAAAATCCAGAGAAAAATTACATGTCCAAGATCAAATTTGGCGAAAAATATGTCTCGAAGTCCGTTGGGAATTTATCCAATCTATATAATAGAAGAAGATGATGAAGATTTGTGTAATTGACACAGGCGACGATAATTCCACGGATTTTAGAAAAATTCTAGAACAAGCCGATGTTACCATGTACAACATGAATGACCAAGCCCTCTTAGAAAAAGTCACAGGTGGCGCTTTCGATGGCATCATTCTAACCGGCTCAACCAAGTGCGTTCACGACGAAGGCGAACAACTTCCTGTCGAAATACTCGACCTCGGTATCCCCATTCTCGGTATCTCATACGGTTTCCAATGGATGGTTGTCGCCCGTGGCGGTACCGTCACTGAATGTGCGGACCAACTCGTCCACAAATATGAAAAGTACATCGGTGTCGCCCAACCGTTTTTAGTATCGGTTCGCAAATACAAGTTCTCCCACAAAGAGTTTATCGAACAACTCCCGGTCGGCTGGATAAACATGTGCCAATATGAGGAACAATGCTGGGTCGCGATGGAAAGCGCCACTCGTCATCTTGGTATCCAATTCCAACCTGAATTAGTCGATGCGACCTCTCGTGAATTTTTCGCGAATTGGCTCCAATGGATAAAACCGTCTCCAATTGAAATGGTTCCGGAAACACCAGCTCCAACTGAAATGGAGGCGGAAACACCTGCTCCAATTGAAACACCCGCTCCAATTGAAATGGAGACGGTTTAAAAAAAATGACTTAAGAAAGAATACTATATTTATTTTAATGACGCTTGTTCCAACAAAAGAAGTAGATTATCTCGATGAAGACAAACCCATACGTGGACAAAACTACGTATGTCTGTCTTTTATCTCTCCAGAAGATGTAATTCGCAATAAAGAAGTTTTTTATTTAGAGCACTATCTTTCAAAATTCTCAAAGGATGTTGTCGATTTATTCGATAATCTGATCTTAAAATTTCCCGAATCCGCAGAAATTATTAAGAACGTTCGTGAAAACCACGAGCACCTCTTCAAGGGTGTCGAACTCGAGAGCGATTTTAAATTCTTTAAACAACAATCCTCTGAGAAGCTCGAGAAGGAGTATCTCGAGATGAATGACTTTCAAACATCGATTCGTGGAATTAAGGTGCGTGGTGTCTTTGAAAGCCTCAAAGAAGCCCAGACACGTGCTGAACTCCTTCGTCGTCTCGGTGACAAATTTGATATTTTTGTCGGTCAGGTAGGTGTTTGGTGTCCGTGGTCACCAAACGCTGATGACATTCAAGAACAGGAATATGCGGAGACACAACTGAATACGCTTGTTAAAAATTATCGCGATAATATGACACTTCGCGATGAATTTTACGCAAAGCGCAAGGATGATAAGATCGCCGAGGCGCAGGATAAAATACAAAAGAGTAAGGCGTCTGGGGAGGGCGTTATCGAAGAGGAGACAGCAAACGAAGTCATTCAAGAATAAATTTGTATGAATAAATTAAGAATGAAAGCAATTGCTGTTTTTATATTGTTTTTAGGAATGTTTTTAGTAGTTCAAGGATATTATAAACAGACGACTTCGTGTCCGACTCCAAAAATTGAGGTTAAATATATACCGTCGAGTGTGTACGAAGAACAATTGAGCGGCGAAGATAATATTAAACGTCAATTCAAAAGTATCTTTGAAGATATCACCGATCCTTGGAATTTAAGAAAAATCTCTTCATAATTCAACAAGATGGCTCTTAATAAGTTTATTTTAGATATGTCCAATGCGTCCTTTGAAGCTTGGAGAGACGAAACACTGGCCAGTCAGCAAAAAACACATATGAAAGAGATGTCCTATTTACAACACCATTATCAACCACGAGCCGAATATGAAGGTAAGGTCGCAGAATATATTGAAACAAATAAAAGTCTGCGTGAAGAATTCATGAAAAAGAAAACGAGTGCTACGCTACAAAAATGGCTCGCGCACTATTCTACCATGCCAGACAAAAGCAATGTGAGCGAAATTTACACCGCGTTCAGTTAATTTCACTTTAATTATCCAGAAAGTATATAATGTCGATGAGCACACCGATTGCGAATATTCCAATAGCTTCAGGAAAAACCCAAGAAGATCCAGAAGTTACCGATTTACTGAATGAAATGAATGAAATGAATGCGACCCCTCCTCCTATTCAGCGTGAGGTCCTTAAACACCAACCGAAAATTGTATATGAAGAGAAAAAAAAACTGTTCCATTACGAAACCGCCCAAAAAGCACTTTATTTAGCGGCAATCGCTTTTATAATTTTCTACCCAGCGCTCTTTAATCCATTATATCAAAAATTTACGTTTTTTGAAAAATTAAAAAGTAATGAACTCTTTGTCCGCTCAGTCATACTTGGCATAATTGTATATGCAATATTATGGCGGTTTTACCTCTAAATAATTATCTCTATATTAAGATAGATATGTGGCTTTTTGGTAAGAAAGAACCGTTTGTAAATGATACACAGGCCCGCAGTGATATTATCACTACATTTATTACGATATCTATTGTATTTTTCGGAATGGCCTTAGCTTTCATTCTATTGTGGTCGTATAATAAATCTGATAAATTGTTTTTTATGGTTTTTTCAGGAATGGTTGCGCTTTATGCAACCGCGATGAGTATTTTTGTAGCTATTATTCGTTCGAATATTACATCGATACAATTCAAGGTATTCATGATGTCTTCTATATTTATGGGGCTCATGTCTGTTATCCTCTTAATTATATTTGTCGTAAAATCTACCTATTTATTTAAAAATATTGATACGCGACCGGAAAGAAGTTCACCGCCACCGCCGCCGCCACCACCACCGCAGCAACAAATGTATTCTCGCGAAGATATAGATGCGGACAATGATCTCTACGAAGAAAGACGGTTTTAGACAGATCCCTGGGCACTATACACTTCCTCACCATAAACACCTTTAATTCCTTTATAGTCTTCGGCATCATTATTGACTACGTTCGATTGTATTTCTTTCAGATTTTCTTCAGTTGTAAAATCGGTACCTTGTCTTTTGGAAGCATTCCAAGAGTGGTATATTCTGAAATATACGATTGCGATTATAAATAGAAAGATAAACGCCGTAATTACATCAATTGCCAGCAACGCGATAAGCACCGCACTCGCAATTATCCATAACCATTCTTTTTGTATCGTTATTTTATAATCTAATAATCCTGCCATAATTAAAAGCCCTAAAAATATCGTCCTTAAAAATTGAAGTAGCATGCTTTCTAAACTATAAGATCATAAAAATATGGAAGGAACTTGTCTAAGTAATCGAGGATATTCTATCGAAAAAAAAGGCAACGAAAAACTGGTCCTAGAATTGAAGAAACTGCTTACTGTGTCTCCACATGTAAATAATACGATGGGTCCTGGCAAACCCGCGTCTTTTCCTGTCTATCTTGAAAATGAAGAGAAGTTATATATTCCCAAATTCTATGGGCTCCAAAAATTTGGTGTACCCTCCAAGAATAAAATCAAAGATGGCCTCGATGCCCCTACACTCATCTTTAAAGGCAGTATACGAAAAGAACAAGAAGAACCGGCACAGTGTTTCTTGGACGCTATCGAAGACCCCACTAAACTAGGCGGCATCATCTCGCTCCCGTGTGGTTATGGAAAGACCATTCTCGCACTATATCTTTCATCTGTTATTAAAAAAAAGACAATTGTCGTGTGCCACAAAGACTTTCTCGGGAATCAGTGGCGCGACCGGATTGCCGAATTTTTACCGACTGCGACAATCGGGACTCTCAAACAAAACGTTATTGATATCGATGGCAAAGACATTGTCATTGCGAGTCTTCAGAGTATCGCAATGAAAGATTATGATGAAAAGATTTTTAGAGACTTTGGATTTGCCGTCTTTGACGAAGCGCACCATCTCTCTGCAGAAGTATTTAGTCAGTGCCTTCCCAAAACGACATGTAAAAGAATGTTGGGGCTCTCAGCTACACTGAAACGCAAGGATGGTCTATCGAAGGTATTTGAGTGGTATTTGGGTAAACCAGTCTATCAGATTAAACGAGAGGATAATGATCTTAAAGTTATCGTTAAACGGTATTATGATCCCGACGAAGAATACTCGAAAGTAGTGACGATGGGTTGGAGTGATAAATTAATTGTAGCGAGAATGATTAACAATGTCTGTAATTTTCCTCCAAGGAACCATTTTATCGTCGAGACAATTGTAGCTATCCTTAAAAAAGAGCCAGACCGACAGCTTCTCATCCTGAGCGAACGTCGCAACCACCTTGTCGAACTCGAAACGATTCTCAAACACTACAAATATACATCGATCGGTTTTTATACCGGTGGTATGAAACAAGCAGATTTGGATATGAGTGCCACAAAACAAATTCTATTGGGGACTTTTCAGCTCGCCCAAGAAGGCATGGATGTACCGACACTGAACACACTCATTCTCGCATCACCGGTATCTTCAATTGAACAGGCGATTGGCCGAATTCAACGTCAGCAAAAGCATTCCCGCAAATATCAACCACTCGTTGTTGACATCATTGATGAATTCTCGATATTCGAAAGACAAGGCATGAAGCGACTTGCCTTTTATAAAAAAAACAAATATGCGGTTATTGACGGCGTGCCAAAGCCCGAGACGGTCAAATATACCTTTGTAACAGACCCAGATGAAGTACTTCTCTAATGATATTTATGTACAGTTAATGGCTCTTGATTTTTCTTTGATCGCATCTTCGAAGGGTCATATTTCTCTTCATTATCATCTGTGTTATCGACTCCACCCATATTCTTTCGCGCTTCCTCGGCTGCTTGGATCTCCCATAATTCGGGAGAACATAATTGAAAATTCGTATGATCGACCGCTTTATACCAGTACACCTGATCTTCTAACTTATTACTCTGAACCTTATTATCTATCACGAGACATTCATAATTTTCTGTACACGCGTTCATTACAGTAGAAAATGCTTCAAAACTGTGGAACATACCGGCATATTGCTCATAAATTCGCTGTTGCTGTTTTATTTGATTTTCTCTTAATATGAATACATAATCGACATTCGCACGTAACTGGGGAGGAACACCCAGCGGATATTGCATTGTAATCATTAAAAAAACCTTTACGTGACGGCCATTCATAAATAAATAGCGAATATTTTTGTCATTCACCCATGTCTTATCGTATAAACAATCGTCTAAAATCAAAAAAGCACTCGGGTCTATCTCACTGCCGCCATATTGTTTTTTATCGAGGGTATATTGTTCTGCAATTTTCTTTTGACGATTCACAAAACGTTCTAACGTGGCAGGCGAATATTCATCGTGGATCAACATATTTGGTATAAAATTTTCAAAAAAGTGATTTGCCGTTTCAGTTGGAGAAATGACCATACCAATGGGTAATGTGCGGTTATTATATAACAGGTCTTTTAACAAGAAAGACTTACCTGTATTTCTTTTACCAATAAATAATACTACACTATCGTTTTTTATATTGCGAATATCGAACTTTTTAAGTTGTATCTTCATTATTATAACATATATTATAAATTCATTTAATTTACAATATTATTATCGCATTAGAATTCTGGGAATCCTGTATCAATCTCCTGGTTTATTAGCTGCTGCTCCACCTGTATTGGTTGTTCTTCCGAGGTTATTAACGAAAAAGCAACTGCCGTAACTATAAAGCATACCGCAAATACACCGGACTTTACAAGCATTGTTACTGGTGGTTTATGTGTATTTACATTATGTTTATCTATGAAATGAGTTATCACGAAGAATATTAGTATAGTGACTATAGCAATATATATGTACATCATCTCTTTCTCTATATACCTTCTCAAATTATTTACTACTAAAAGAACGCATTCGTCGGCGACGATTTATTTTTCCTTTTCTTCTTCTCGATTATGATCTCCCGATCGGGCTCGGGCGCTGGTGGTTGGGCGACGAGCACCGGTGGTTCTTCTGGTAACAGCACTGGTGTGTCAGTTTCTTCCTCGGGTGCTGGTGGTTCTTCGGGAATAGAGACTGGTTTGTCAGTTGCCGCTTCGCTTTCCTGCTCCGCTTCTTCCGCTTCGCTTTCCTCTTCCTCTTCCTCTTCCTCTTCCTCTTCGCTCTCTTCCTCCTCCTCCGCTTCGCTTTCCTCTTCCTCTTCGCTCTCTTCCTCCTCCTCCGCTTCGCTTTCCTCTTCCTCTTCCTCTTCGTCCTCCTCGTCTTCCTCCTCTTCGTCCTCCTCGTCTTCCTCGTCCGCTTCGCTTTCCTCTTCCTCTTCCTCTTCCTCTTCCTCCGCTTCGCTTTCCTCCTCCTCGTCTTCCTCCGCTTCGCTTTCCTCTTCCTCCACCGCTTCCTCCTCCTCCGCCGCCTCTTTGTTTTCAGGCTCTGTTTCGGATTCTTCCTCCTCTTCGACGGTTTGGCCAGAATTTATATTATCAAAATCGGCGATAACCCATTCGAGCGGGATTGTTTCACGGATAACGGTTTTTACTTTTTTGCGAATAATTAATTCGCATTCGTGCATATTCTTTTGAAAGTCGATGCTGCGGTTTTCGTGATAGAGCAGATATGGGCGCTTCCATAATTCTCTTGCTACATGAACGAGGCATCGATGTACAAATGATTCGGGGCTCGGAATACGAATTTGGACTTTATTGCGCTTCTCTAAAGGGATCCCTAAAAGGACAATTTTGAGTGTTAGCATATACACAGTTTTTATAAGTTCTGGAAAGTAGCCACATTTGTTTTCAGTCAGAATCTCGTCATACATCTTTGTTATTTTTGTCTGGTTCCATTCGGGTGTCAGTTCGAGTTGTTTTTGGAAGAGTTTTAGCACGTTAATTTTCGTACAATCTTTTGACTTCAGTACTTCATTGTACATTTTTCGAAAAACTGTGATGAGTGGTTTATTTAATAATTCAAAAAGATTTTCGGTATATTCTTCTTTTTGGTCTCTTAAAACTTTAATAGATTTTGACATTATTATTAGATAAAAAGTTTATTAAAAAAAGAATCTAGACGAGCGGGTTGATGGATAAGTTATAAGGGTTGTCTTTGAGTACAGAGAGAAGTGTCGTATCTAATCGATCGGCATTCGTGTTAATACAAGACTTTTGGGGGTCTTTCGTAATAGCACATGGTGATTTCTCTTCGGCACCTTGTTGATAAATTCGGGAAATATTGCCTTCTTCGCGAGGGTTTTCGCGATCTTCTTGTAACTTCTTGATTTCCAAATCGACTCCCTCCGCGCCGACATTTTGACTAATGCCCTCCGCGTTCGGTGTGTAACCAGCTTTGATATTCATCATCTCGCGGGTTTCATCAATTTCGGCATTGTATTCTGTATCTACGAGGCGTGGATACAGGTGACCACCGTTCCCACTGATACCGGTATAATCGTTATCACTCATGTTGTGTTTTTGAGTATTATACACTTGGACTTCGACATGGCTATAAGCACCTCGTGTGCTTCCGGTCGTGTTACCACGATTTTCTTTCGAACCGACCGTCGTTTCTTTGATTGTCTTTTTAGCGATACTTTCGGGGTTAATAACGACTGTCTTATATATGTGAGAATTAATATTGCGGGTCGTCTCGACTTCTGCGGTCGTTTCACGAACGGTTTGTTTCGCTTTATCGATTGAATTCACGGGACCACTGTTGTTGCCTTTCGGGTTCATAATTGTAGTGTCATGAACTGTCGTTTCTTTGATCGTCGTTTTCATGATATTATTCACTGGATCATAGAGTGCCGGTTTTTCGGGTATTTGAGCATTCATATTACCATATGTGCGTGATGCGTCAAGTGTATATTCTTTTTGTGAATGTCTTAGGATATCAAAAAATGGGGCCGTCAATGATTTTACGACGGCGGATACGTTATTAAGTATGCTGTTTTTTTGAGTAATATCACCATCATTTGAATATACGACGATGTCCTCTTTGCCATAATCATACATTTCACCCATGCCCGGTTGGCTATCGGCCTTGCTGATACCCATGTATTCAACATGACCGTCAACACGAGCAGTCGGTTTCACTACAAATTCGGGTGTTTCAGTCGGTTTTACAACAGCACCAGTTGTACGCAACCATTGGTCTGACGTCTGTACGTGAAAATTATCAGGACGATTTTTTACGATCTCTGGGGCAATTCCGCGATTTTGGATCTTACTCGATTTTGGCCCTTGTACTGGTAATTCGAATGTCGTTTTGGGACGTGATTCAGGGCGTAGCTGGTCAATTGTCTTAGGACGAATTATGTCTAATGTCGATGCCTGTTGAAAACCACCAGACCCACTATTTGTATAGCCTAAACCGAGACCGGGTGCGACTTTGACTTGTTGGATCGGAAAGTCATTATTGCGTGATTTGGGAATATTCATATGGTCTTTGTAATAATCCGTGTTATCACGCATGCCACACACATTTCCCATACCACTCGTCTGTTCGAAGAAACAACTGACCTCTTTTTTGTTCTCGTAAAATCCACCACGACCTGTTGAGCGTTCGAGGTATTCGGAGTTCGCATAGGGATCGATATTTTGGGTCACACTACCTTTGTAAAAAGGCTCCATATTGTTATGAACGAAATCTTCGGGAGAAATAGTATTTCCTGATAATGACTTGACGCTCGAATCGGGTAATTTGCGCGCCGATTTGGTTTCGGTTGGTTTTAATGGCAAAAACATGTCGGCATAGGATGGTTGTGGTACAACACCGGTAGACAAAGGAATCTGTGCACTATTCCAGTTATTTGTGACCATTCCAAGTTCTTCGTGCCGAACATTATCCCAGTGTTTCGATTCGTAGATGTTTCTCATCGAAGGAAGATCTCCCTTATTTTTATGAGTATATGATTGACCTAAATCCATGTCTCTATTATGAAACAGGGGATAAAAAAAATTAAGCCTTCTTTACAATGTATTCAGTGGTCACTTTAAATTCGACATCGCCACGCTTCACGAGTTTCGGGGGATTTATGGTTTTTTTGGTTCCTACATAGTTGTAGGTTTTTTTAGCAGAACCTTGGGTCACTTCACGTATTGAGAACGCTATAGTCGTCTGGTCTTGTAATAATTTACGAGCGACTTTTTTAGCTACAACGCTTGGTACCTTTCCGGTGAAACGGCCCCCTTCAACATCTGGTGATACAAAATTACGTGTCATATTAATTTTATAAAAGAAAATTTTTAACCATTCACCGCTTTCGCCCATTCGCACGAACGATACGATTGGGCAGTTTGAGAATTTCCAGGCGGTTCGGCACCCGTACCAGGAACTGGTGTCCAACCCGGAAGTGTATTCAGCGGATCGGCAGGGGTCGCCGGTAGTGCGTTCGTTTGATTTTGTGGCACCGGTAAACAAGGGACGTGGTTATCTTTTACCATTATACGGTTACTTACTAAGAAATCAAACGGCACTGCCACACGTTCCTGTGGCTCATAGCATAACCACTCCCATCGATTCCACCCAGTCGAACGGAGGGTGCAGGGCGGATTTGAAAGACGGCTCGCTTCCTGTGGTGTCGCACAGTCCGTGCGCGCCTGCTGAGTGCCATTGACTTTGCACGCACCACCTTTATCAGCCGATTTTGATGGATCGAATTGTTCGGTGGCGCATTTTGTATTTTTGTAGTTTAGACCACGTAATTCGCTACCGGTATCGATTGATGAACCGACCGGACAAAGACCAGGTCCATATGTTTGGAAACGCATCGATGGGTCGGCGGGGATATCACGACCACAATCGCTACAATCGTTCGCAGGTGTAGCTAACATATACATACCAGGGCCGACTGAACGACCTAATTTTTCTTGATAAGAACATGAATCGTTTTTCAAGGATACCCACGACATCTATATATTATTAACATTTATAAAAAAATAAGTTATTAACATTGCTTGAAATTTTGTGGATTTGGAGTCTGTAATGTCTTATAATCTATCATTTGACAAGAGGGCAGCGGTGGATTACGTGTATCGAGAGGGGTGGTTTTGTCATTTAAAATCATAAATTCGTTCTCTAATGGTTTTGCTTTTGAAATCGCGCATTTTGATAAATTACGAGTAATACCACGCAATTCACTTTCTAGATCGACGACATCGCCACGGATCTTTGAAACGCTCGCACCACCAAGGAGACCTTTTCCATGAAAGCATTTTTTGGGATGTTCGTATCTGTCTTCGTTTATTACATATTTTAAGATATTTACATTTTCGCCAAGTTCTCGGGAATAAGTGCATGTATCATATGATAGTCTGTTATAAGTCATGCTATATTTAATGATTATAAAATTTATTTAACACAGCGGTTCATGAACTCTTTGCGACGAACAAAATCACGAGTTGGGTCACCGCCACGTACCCATACTGGTACAATGTGAGCCGGATCCTGAATGTCCTTCATACAATCGATTAACGGGGTCCGAAGGGACAGATCGCGCTCCATAATTTGCTTTTTACAGCTTAATACGGTGCCTTCGAGGGAGGTCGTCGAGACACCTTCGATAAATTTGAGTTCGGCACCAGGATCTTCTAATGTCGGTTTGAGATTCGGACATCCCTGAAAAACGCGTTGGAATAATTGGATTCGGCAGCGGTCGCGCGTGAGCGCTTCGAGGTTATTACGTAACTTAGAATCTTGATCGATTTCACAACCATCCGAAACACCATACCCGATTGACGCACGTAAATTTACATGGTCATATTGAAACTCCGGAGACCGCATTTTGGGGGTTTCACATGGAATGTAAAAATTCTTATATAAGCGCCAATCAATAATCTGTTCATTTTGGGCGTCTTTCGCTTCGCGCGCACAGCAATCTGTTGAATAGTTTTTAGAATCTAAAAAAACAGCACCGGTCGATGAAGACATCTCTATTATATTACAGATAATATTATTTAACGTAATGTATAACGATAATTTTTAGAAATACATTGGATTGGATTGCCTTCCTTGCATGTCGCACCGCGTCCATATAACCAATCGGCAAATTCACCCTGTTTATTCGGAACTGTCGTATTTGGTACAGTGTAAAATTCACGGGCCGCATAGTCTTTCCCAAATATATCAGTGACGTCTTTGAAGACGCGCTCGTTGAAATTCTTATCAACTTGTGTTTTTACACTTTCGTGAATCGCACTGTTACAGGCTTCGGGTTTTTCAGGATTGTCAACAATTGACGGATTCATAAAGGGATTTTCTACACTCGAACGAGTGCACGCACGATTATCGATTATTTCGAGATCGTTCTTTTTTAAAAACTGTTCGGCAACTGTTCGGTCACGGGTCTCTAATTCATATAATGGATAAGAGATTGTTAACGCTACTAATCCAAACATTATATAACGGTAATCTTGTAATAATAGGGCCAGTACGATACCCAAATAGATGAAAAAACGCACTGTTGCATTTATCTTCGCCTCGAAAGACATCGATTGTAATGGAAATATCTGTATTAGTGAATCTCCCGAAAAAAAGTGCATCGGATCTTCATACCATATCTTCTCACTCATCCTCCTTTACTTCAGTCTGGATATTATTTTCTTTACGTTTATTTAACTTCTTCTTAAGACGATCTGATAGTTTACTCTTGTTAATAGACGATTTCATGTGCGAGTTTGCTCTGCCCTTTTGTGCTTTATTTAAGTTCATCCCATTCATCATCTCTTGCATCATATCCATCGGGTTTTCACCGGTTTTTGACTTGCTCATTTTTTGTAATTGGGCAAGCATCTCACCGATATTTCCTAATTGTGAACCCATTCCCTCAGGCATGAGATTTGGTAGTTTACCCGCTAAATCGATAGCGTCTGTCAGTAACGACTCCTGGTTTAATTCACCCGAACCAATCTTCGAAAGCATCTTTTGACTTACGCTACTTAGTACTTTTCCTAGACCACTATTCGGGTTCTTGAAAGACTCGAAAATATTTCCATTCTGTTCATTCATTGACTTTTGGATCTCTTCAATATTTAGATCGCCCATTATCTCTTTTGCGAGTTTCCCGAGAGTGGTCGATTCAATGTCTTTTAAATTATCACCAAATGAAGCACTCTTGTGCTTTGTGTGTATTCGCATCAGGAAAGCAAGCTTGGTCTTGACATCTTCATCAGTAATCTCTTCTAGCTTCTGTGAAAACTCTTTCGGCTTATTTAATAATTTCACAATTTCTCCGACACTGTCCGGAACGTTCTCATGAAAAATGTCGAGAATCGCGATTAGGTGATGCGCAAAATAAGGTTCCTCGACGACAACACAAATGTCTTTTATACAAATTTCATTGTAGACCTCTATCTCTTTAAATTCTTCGGTGAAGATCTCCTTGTTTTCGAGGGCATTGTATTTTTCCCATATACCAGTCTTATTTAACTCACTTAAATAGGACGGTGATAGCTGGTCCATCTTCCGATACTCTCGTTTTATGGCTTTGCATATCTTTACAGCAGTCTCTTTGTTGTCAGTCTCCTTTTTCGACTTACTAATGTCATTTATTGTCTTTAAAAATTCTATATAGTACGCATTAAAGAATTTTAATTGTTGTTCTCCTTCACTCATCTATATTACAAAGTTTCAGATATTCTTTAAACCCTTTTTCTGTAAAAGGGTTTAAAAATAGGCCAATAATTT